TTACAGCCCATGAATATACCTATAGAGGTCAATGCAGTTGTTCCAGCGTCTTTTTCAATAGTTCCTGCTGCAACCAACTTCACAAAATCTCCATAAAATATAGCGGTGTCATACGCCGAGGCAATCTTGATATGAACAACTTTTCCTGAAAAGGAGCCGCTGCTCGAACAAGTACCAATCGGTTCTGCACCATTTGGAGTCGCACTTGTAGCCATTCTGTTTTCTCCCAGAATTACGTTAAATAAAAAAAGGCTACATCCTAAAAGGACGGTTAGCCTTTACCAAAGGTTGTGCGCGTACTTTTCTCCGGTCTCAAAAGCGGCATACGCGGATCATTTTCTCTCAAATAATTGTTATCGACTGACTCCATTTGTTTTTGTGCTAATTCCTGAAAATGCCTGTTTCTGGCATCCATTTTTTCTTTAGGCGCTTTACATAGCAATAAACCCCCAATCTCAAGGTTTCCCTTGAACTGAGAATTAATATCTGACTGAATATGCAATTCAGGATGATCTGCTTCCTTTACAGGAACCCAACCATCTCTAAACTTCTGGGACACATTTGTGTTATCTGTTTGTCCCATTGCACTGGTTCTTACCCAGCGAAATATCCAGCCATCCTGCGGATCAGGTGTTGGCAAAATTGAAGATGGAGTCCATGAATCATTACTTTCTCTAACAACTTCTTTGCGAGTGTCGTGAGACCTCGGAGTGCGCTCATCTACCATTAGTCATCTCCTTAACGAGTTGGTTGGCGTATTGTGCATTAGTTAACCCAAGTCTCTTAGCGAGAGAAACCTGAGTGGACGTTAACTTCATTTTGCGTGGCTTGGCTCCATTATTCCTTGCGGAAGGAGCGACCACGGAGGACGGCTGAGCAGTTGTCGAAGGCGCGGTTTGTCCATCATCGCTCACATCTTTAGATGTGTTTTCCAACCACTCATATTCACTAAATCTTCCTCTCATTCCATTATCAATATATTTAAAATATTGATCTGAGTTAGGCGAAAGACCATTGTCTTTTATGGCTTCTTCGTGAAGTGCATAAGCATAAGCTGTCATGCCTTTGTGTTCTTCATCACCAAACCANGTGTTTTTTTCTCCCCATTCCTTTGCTTTTGGCTCTGGCTCTGGAACGGAGTTAACAGATTGTTGCTGTTGTTGCTGATAAGCCTGCTGTTGTTGCTGTTGATAGGCTAATTGTTGTTGATAAGCCGCTTGTTGCTGTTGAGTTGGCTGTGCAGGAAGACTTCTTTCATAACGCTCTGCTTCTTGCATTTGAGACTGAGCTTCAATCATTTTTTCCTGAGAAGATACAATTTCATCAGTATTACCTTCTTCATGCGCTTTTTTATATTCAGCTTTAGCTTTTTCTGCTGCCAGCTTTGCTTTTTGCTTAATCTGTGAAACCAATGCAGTCTCACCGCGATTTATTAAAGATTCATATTCTTTATTTTTTGCGGAAAGATTTTGATTTTGTTGATTAAGTTGCTGCGCTGCTGCAACAGCTTCTTCTGCAAGACGTTCTGCTTCCCTTCTTTTGAAGGTTGCTTTGTCAAGACGCTTTCTAACACTAGCGCTATAATTGTCTAACTCTTCATCACCTGTTGATTCTTCAGACGCTTTTTTAACAGGCGGTTTATCATCAACAATTTCTAAATCAAAATCATCAGCCTCATTAGACTCTTGTTTTTCTTTAGAATTTTTAACAATTTGCGTCTTAACGCCAAAGAATTTATCTTCGGCTGACGTTATTGAAGCATTAGATTCTTCTGTATTCATATTATTTTCTATTGATTCACTCATATCCTTACAATCCCCCTTGGATCTTCGACTACAGCTTCTACGCTATCGTCATTAATCAAGCGGAACTCTTTTCCATGAACCATAAACCGAGTGCCTGTATAAGAACGCATTACGATCCAGTCTCCTTTTTTGCAAAAAGAACCTGTCGGAAAACGTGCAGAATCTGAATAAACATCTGGCCCCATATCCAAAACAAAGCCAACAATGCTCCCCACCTCTTCGGTGTGGATTGTTTGACTTGCTTTAATAATTCCGCCATCTGTTTTCTCATCAGGTTCTGGTAAGGCAATTAGTATCTTATATCCTGTCGGTTTTGGCATTTGTGTTGCTTTGCGAGAAGCGGTATTTTCAACGTCAATTTCTTTAACATTGTTATCCGACTCGTTTACTGCTGCTAATGACTCAGCCATTAGATTTCCTCCTGCACTGGAAATTGGTGTCCAGAGTCACCTGCGCTACACAATATAGCGTTATGTTTGCTCGATCTTCTTTTTTAGATCAAGTAATTCTCTTTCCGCCATTGCAATGCCTTCTATAACACCGCAACAACGTGAATATTCTGAAAAGTCCTGGCAACTTCCTGTACTGATATGATCGCTTAAATCATTAAGTAACTCTCGATACTTTGTCCTTAAAACATCTAGTTCATCCATCAGAGTTCTTGTTTCCCATCAGGTCTTTTGCTATGTCTTTGCCTAATTTAGCACCTTCAATCTGTTCTTTACTAGCTATTTTTTTAGATTCAAGCTGTTTCATACTATTATCGGCTGCAATTCTAACGCCTAACTTGGCAGTTTCTATTCTTTCCTGAGTTTCTAGTTTATCTCTATCTAAGCCAGATTTATCCATAGACTTCTTTAAATCAAGTTCAATTTTAGCCATATCAGATTGTGCTTTAGCTTCAACTTGTCGCTGTTTAATCTGTAATTCTTGTTGCTGCATTTGAATAATAGGATCTTCAGACTCTTCCATTTGTTTTTGCATCTGAGCTTCACGTTGATCTTTTCCAGTTAACTGTGCTGCTGCTGGCGCGACAAGCCTTGAAAGCCTAAGTTCAATATCTTCTGGTAATTTTTCTTCAGGGCTAGGTAATGGCACACCAAGCTCTTCCTCAATCTTAGCTCTGTAAGCAAAAGCCACATGCTCTGAAATATGTGAAGCCATTGCTGCCTCTGAAACCTTTGCGGTAGGACTTTGAGACATAATTTCCATAATCTTTGGGTCTTCTATTAAAGATACATGAGTCTGAATATGAGCTTCATGGTCTTGGAAGATAAATGCCTTAACTGGCTTGCCGTTAATAATATTCATATTTTCAGTTACAGGATCGGTAACTTGGGTCTCATCCTCAAGCGGTACAATCTTATCAGCATCTCTAATTCCTAAAACTTCCAGCATTTGCCTATGCAAAAGAGGTAAGTCATACATTTGAGGTGCTTGTACTGCAAGTTGTAATGCAGCCTGATACTGCATAATTCGCTGTGCCATAGTCCCAGCATTAGGATCGCTGACAGGAATAATATCTACTCTATCGTCAAAGTCTTCAGCTACTAACTCCCCATTTTTAACATCATAAGGGTACTCAGATGGGCCGAAATCTCGAACAATCCCAGAAAGAATACGCAATTCCTTACGCATAGAGGCATGAAGTCTGGCCTGAACCGCACTCATTACCTTCATTGAGCGTTCTAAAATTGCCAGTGTCGTGCCAACAGGCGCCTCAGCATTCATATCGGCAGCTTTTACATCGCCAGCAGAAGCAAAACGCCTGCCTTCGGTAACAATATCGCCTAAAAGCTGATAAAGGACGTTGGATGGCTCTTTGTAGGGCAAAAAGGTTATGTTATCGCGGATTGCACCACCTGGAACATCCACATCCCTAAATTCACCAGGCATAATGGGCGTATCATCGCCTTTAATCCGTAATCCACGGGATTTTAAACCACCAGGTAAGTTGGAAAGTGTTCCTGCATCTACCAACTGGCGTAAAATACTGGTTGCAGACTTAGCTAAACCGCCAATCATGTGGATTAAGCCAAATCCATAAAATCCGATACCTGGCAAATACTGATAATGCACAAAATGTTCCCGTTTCATCTTCATCGGGTCATTTTCATACCAGTTTCTGCGTATTGAGAGTATTTGACGGGAAGATTTGTCGATGCTAACGACATAAGGCAAGGCTATACCCGTAGGTTCGCCGTATTCAGAATCCTCAAATCCAACCAGATCCATTTCTGCCTGTATTTCCAGAATAGTGTGGCGGTTATCGAACTCATAATTGGCCGACCCGCCTGTTAGCTGGTTGTATTTTCTTTCAATATCTCCCGTATCAGGACTTGGATCGGGTAAATCAATATCACTATAGAATCCTGAGACCTGTAATTTGCGTACCTCATTGCTAGTGCGCTTCATAATGTGGGTAGCACGTTCACAAGTAACTAAATCAGAAGCTCCGTAGCTCACTACAAAGTCTTCAGCGGGTACAAACATGGAACAAGGCCGACCCATATTAGGATCGTAATACACTTTTCTAAAAGCAGAACCAGCCAAAGGCAATGAAAACAGCATTTTTTCTGTTTCCGACCTGTATTCGGTCATCTTTTCCGTAATAAGGTAGTTTAGGTAGTCTCGTACCCTAGCTGATTGTTGTGACTTTTCATCTGTTATCTGACCGACTACTGATGTTTTAACAGGGCCAGCCGCAGGGAATATTTCTTGAATAGCTTGCGCTTGAAAACGCACAACAGCTTCAGTTAAAACCGGATGAAAAACGCCACAAGCACCATCCCAAGGCTCAGACCTGTCTTCGTTCTTTAGACCAAGAAGGTCTAATCCATTTATGTAGGTACTTTCCCAATCAGAGCGAGAATCTCTGTCAGCCTCAAAAGCACCAATTAAATCAGAAGCAATTCTTTGTAAATCA